CGTCACGCTCTCGACCGGCCAGGTCGTCGAGGCGTTTCTCACGCAAGGTGCCACCACGTGCACCTTCTATAACCCCCTACCGCTCGTCGGACCGCCGGTTGCAGCCACTCTGGTCGCGGCCGCCACGGTGAACGCCACCGTCGTGGGCATGCCGCCGGTGGTGGGTACTTCGACGCAGGTGTCGGCCTCGCAGGCGATTGCCGCGGCGGGATCAGCGCTCCTGAACGGCAGCTACCTCAACAACGTCCCGGGTTCGAGCTCGCAAACCATCGGCGGAGTGGCCTACACCGGCGTCATCGTCCCCGACGTGCCGCGCAATGTGGTCGCGGCGTGGACCACGGCCAGCATCATCAAAGTCTCAGGCTTCGATATGTACGGCCAGGCGATGACCGAGTCGAGCGCCTCCGGAACGAGTTTCACCGGCAAGAAGGCCTTCGCCATCATCACCGGCATCACCTCGACCGCCTCCATCACGGCCTTCACCGCCGGCTTCGGCAATGTCCTCGGCCTGCCGTTCACGACCCAGTCGGGCGACATCTTTGCGACCGCGTTTAACGATGCCGCAGATGCCGGAACGTTTGTGCAGCGCGATTACACCGTCCCGGCCACGACCTCGACGGGCGATCCTCGAGGCACCTACACCACGGCGGGCACGCTGAACGGCAACAAGTTCGTCGCGGCGCTCATCAAAGTGGTTGACCCAACGGCTCAGGTGGGCGCGTTCGGCCAGCAACCGGCGTAAGGCTGTGAAAAGCCCGGTATCGGTCAACCAGGCGGCCGCAGGCGCATCGGCTTGGATTCCCTTGGACTGGCAGCAGCGCCCCTTCAACGTGGCGCTGTTCTCGTCCCTGTCGTTCGACGGCAACCTCACCTACAAGGTCGAGTACACGCCTGACAACCCGCAGAAGGTTACGCCGGCCAGCATCACGCGCGCCGGCACCGTGGCGACCGCAGTATTCGCGGCGGCGCACGGCCTGAGCGTCGGGGATTCCGTCACGGTCATCAACACCACCGAGCCGAACCTGGCGGGGACCTTTCCCGTGGCCTCGGTGCCGAACGCGACCTCGCTCACCTACACGGTGGCGAACACCGGGCTTCTCGCCGCGCACCCGGCCGCTGGCGCCGTTCTCATGCGCGTCTTCCCCCATGACACCATGGTCAACCTCACGGCCAAGGCGGACGGCAATTTTCAGTTTCCAGTCATGGCGTGCCGCGTCAATGTCACGGCCTACACGGCAGGGTCGGTCACGCTCGAAATCGTCCAAGGCCACGCCCGAGGATAGGAGATAATTGATGAGACAGTTTTTCAAAGCCGCAATTCTTGGATTGCTGCCGTTCCTCGCTTTCGCCCAAATTTCTACTTCTCCCGGTGGGGTGTCATACCAGACAGGGGTCGGAAGTCTTTCGCAACTCCCCTCCATCCCCAACAACACCGTGCTCGGCAACGTGAGCGGGGCCCCGGGAGCGCCGAGTGCGCTGGCGAAGGACTCCATCAACCTTAAGGACTACATCGGGACCTCTTATGTCCCTGCGCGGTTGAGCGGTGTTTTCTCTGGTTATACGGCCAATATAACCACAAATGGTACTACCACCGTTACCTGCTCAAGCGGCTGTAATTGGTCAGCAGGCGACATCGGAGATGCATTCGTGGCATTCGTTGAAGGCACCACGAACACCTGCCAATCCACGATCGCCGCCGTTGCTTCTGCGACGTCCATTACGCTGGCTGGCGCGTGCGGCTTCACTAGCGCTGGAGGCGCTAAGGCCTATTACGGCACTGATTTGACGACACAAATCAATGCGGCCATGAGTGCAGCAATTGCTGCAGGAAGATGCCTTTACATTCCAGGGCAGGGTCAAGCCTCAGGCGGATATTTTTATAATGGCGCAGGAGCGAATAGTTGGCGCGCACCTTGCATCGTAGGAGACGGCGATCAGATATCTCTGATTTATCTTGGCACCACGTCGTTCATGATAGACGACAATTTCTATTGGAACGCCTGCACACTTTCCAAAGTAGGGTATATAGGCGGTTACGGAGCATTTCGAAATCGCTACACACCGATCAACGTTTCGTCCGGACCTTGTGAAATCTCATCGAACTATTTCTACGAGTTTTCGGCAGCTGCGATTTCTTCTGAGTCAGCGGACTGGACTTACTATCAGATATCGAAAAACACCTGCTCTGGTCTAAACACCATTAATACCATGTGCGTCGCGATACTTGGCGCGGATTCCGGAAGTATCGACCACAATTCGTTTATCAACTACCGATTTGCCGTGAAAATTGGCGCAGCGTCCGTTAACTCGAGACAGGATTCTAATGATTACTTGGAGTTCACCCCGGACAACACGGATATGCGTGCGGGCGTTTGGCTTGTCCCTGGGAGTGGCTATGGGTTTTTAATTGCCCATAGCAAATTTGGAAATGAAAACATAGGGACGAACGATACGAGGGTTTTAATTGCGGACAGCGTGGCATCCAGCGGCGGTAACTACTTCGGCAACACCCTGCCAACAGGGACTGCCTCAGTGGGTGTCGTCAATGGATTGATGTTTTTGGACAATGTCGTTGTCGGAGGGGGTTCCGGCCAAAACCCGATTTTCTACAGCTATACACCGACGCTGCGGCAATTCAAAGTCACCGGAAATTTGCAAGGAAACTATCCGTCGTATGTATTTCAATTCGACGGAACCGTGACTGCGGTAAACGATTACACCACTCTGTCCAGCATTATCGGACCATTTCAGTGGCAAGGGTACGGGTTTTCTAATGTTTTCATTAGTAGCATTCCTGGGTATGGAATGGCGGTAGACTCGTCGGGAGACGAAGAATATTACGACGCGCTTTCGATTACACCGTGGACTACGGGCGCGGGTTTTTCCGCGCACACTAATTACCTCACCACACTGATCAACTCATTCACCATTATCGGCGGTGGAAGTAAAAGCGCAATCGCCGATGGCAACACAACAGATGCGGCTCGGTTCACCATGGGAGCCAACGGCAGCGGCAATGAATTCTATGCATTGACTACGGGCACTCCGCTCAACGTGCAGGGCTGGTTTGAATTCGATGCGCGGCAAGGCGCAAGCGGTACGCCTATCACGTCCATGATTGCGGCTGTAGCCGACAATTTCAGTTTCCCTCTTTTGTGCCAGCGCACGATTACATTGGCGGCTACTTGGCATCACTACAAAATGCCGTGCGTGTTGCGTTCGACACCAACCCACGCGCCACCTAACGTGGAATTCATTTCTGGGTCAAGCTCAGCAATTGGCCAAACAGTTGACATCGGCCAAGTGCGGTATTACACCAACACCGAGCCGGTTGGCTCGGGTCTTTTCCTGACTCCAGTGGAGCATCGTGGGCTTATAGATACAGGTCCAACGTTCACCGCCTCCGGATGCTCCAACGGCACGCTGTTAGGGGGTTCCGCAGCGGGCAGCTATCATAGCGGCACGACAGGCACCTGCACTGTCACTGTGACTTTTGGCGGTGGGCTGACGGCACCGAACGCAGCCGATTGCTCTGTCCACGATGTCACCACCCCCGCGGATACGCAGACCATGACGACATCTACCGCGACCACGGCCACATTTTCCGGCACCACTGTCTCCGGCGACGTGATCAAGTTCGGATGCCAGTTGTTTTGATATCCATCACAGAGAGACTGAGATGACCGACGAGACCCAAATCACTTCCTTGAGCGCCAATTCTCCTGGCATCGGAGATCGATGGACCTCGCGCAAGTTCTTTCTCGCGTTGATGGCGCTCACCTGCGGCAGCGTGGGTTTGTTCGTTGGCAAGTTTGATCCGCAGAATTACCTCTGGCTGACTGGTCTCGTGTTGGGGATCCATGGCGCCACGAGCACTATTGACAAGAAAATGAACCCGGACCAGCAGCCCTAGCATGGCCATCGCGAATGTCTTTTCGCCCTTCACGCCAGACATTGCGATCATCTTGGATGAATGCTTTGAGAGGGCCGGGATAGCGCCTGAGGCCATTGGCCAGTCGCACATAGACTCGGCGCTGCGATCGATCGCACTCATGCTCAATGCCGAGTGGCACGCGCTCGGCATCCGCCAGTGGATGATCCAAGATGCCACCTACCAGACCACCGAAGGCATCAATTTGTTCACACTGCCGGTGGGTGGGATCGACATCTTCGATGCGGTGATCAGGCGACAGGGCAGGGACACGCCGATCAACCGCATCAGCCCTGCGGAGTATCTGGAAATACCGGACAAGACCCAGACGGGGCGGCCGGATCGGTACTACTGCCAGCGTCAGTACAACGGGGTGAACGTGTTTTTGTGGCGCACGCCTGAGAACTCGACCGACATCATCGTCTACAAGTTCTTCCAGCAGATGAGCCAACCGGGCAGTCTCTCGAACGCTTTGGAGATGCCGCCGCACATGCTGGAGGCTTTTCACTCGGGGCTCGCCGCGAAGCTCGCGGTCAAGTTCAATCCGCAGAAATTCGCCTTCCTGAATGGCCTATACTTAGGTCCCGCGCAAGACCCCATGAATCCCAAGGGGATGCTCGGTGCGGCCCTCATGGAGGACCGGGATCGGTCCGATGTGTCATTCACCCTTCAACTTCGACCCAGAGGGAGTTCCAGACGATGAGCCTCACCAATTCCAAGATCGAGTTTGCGGTGGCCGAGGATGGCCGCGTGTTCTCCTATGAGACCGGCCGTCACTACGAGGCCAAAGGCCTGCTCAAGACGCCCACGGGGTCGTGGGACCTGGCGGTAGTGAAAGCCAATATCATGGCGGGACTGCCGGTGTCGATCGCGTTCACGCCGGCAGATGCGACCGTTGCCGATAAGGTCGAACAGGCGGATGCCGACTTCAAGGCCGTCATTGATGAGCTTGATGAAAAGCCGGCAGATGCGAAGCCGGATGCGTAAGTGAGTCATGCCGTCCAGTCGTTACGCGCAAGGACAGAAAGCTTGGGGGCTTTGCCAACGCTGCGGCATCCGTTTTTTGCTGAATGATCTGGTTTTTGACGGGTACATGCCGGGCCTTCGGGTGTGCGTTGATTGTTACGATTCGCGCCATCCGCAGGAGTACCCGATCGATGTCACGGACCCGCAGGCGCTCTATAGGCCGGCCCCTGATTCGGTAGCCTTCACCGCGCCGATCCTTACCGTCATTCAAGGCACCTCGCCCGTCAAACTTGCGTGGACCGTGGCGGACTTTGGCGCCTACACCGTCGGGTCCTATTCGGTGTTTCGCTCGACCAGCGGCGAACCGTTCGTATCGCTCGCGACGTTCAACAACACCGAGGATATCTTGCAGGATGGAAACCCGGGGATTGGCGAAACGTTGGCCTACACTGATTCGACCGTCGTGCATCTGACCACTTACCGGTACTACATCCAGGCCGTCACCCTGACCTCGAACTCGGTGGCCTTGTACACCATCAACTCCAACACCGTGACGGTGACCCCATGATCGGCTTCACGTACACGCAATTGGTCCAAGCGATGCAGGACTGGCCGGTCAATTCCGGCTCCAACTACCTCGGCAATATCCCGAGGTTCGTGGAGCTCGCCGAGCTTCGACTGGTGCGTGACCTCAACCTTGAGATATTCGATCCTTTAGATGCGACCTTCACCTTGGCGGCCGGGGCGAACATCGTCAACAAGCCCACCAATTTGATCGCTCTGCGGTCGTTGCGATTGGCCTATACCACGGGCACCACTTTTCAGGCGGCCAATGCCACGGCGGTGTGCGCAAGTCAGGCGACCTACAAAGATCCGACCCAGATCACCTTGACGGCAAACCCCGTGAACGTGGCGATTGCCGCCCAAGTGACGGTGGCCGAAACGGCGGATCAGCAAGGTGGCATCACGGTCATCATCAGCGGCCTGGACAATCGCTCGAGTCTCAATGCGGAAACGCTCATCACGCAAGCGGATCGAACCGTGGCCGGCATCATCCGCTGGTCCCAGATTCAAAGCGTGACGGTGCACAGCGGCAGCCTGACCCAGACGATCGAAGTCGGCACGGCGGCCGTTTCCGCGGCAACGCTCGGCAAGTCTTTTCCCATCTACAAGCGCAGCAAGGACTTCATCGACAATTTGTCGGCCGACCCTGCGATCGTGGGGAGGCCTAGGTATTACGCCGAAATCGATACGGGCACTTGGCAGGTGGCCCCGGCCGCCGATCAGTCCTACCAAGCGGTCGTGCATTTTATCCAACGTCCGCAGTCCATCGTGACCGCAGGCACTACGTGGCTCGGCCAGTGGTGCGGCGACATGCTGTTTTTGGCCTCGCTCATGGAAGCGGAGATGTACCTGAAGGCTGACGATCGATTTGCGGACTTGCAAGGGGACTACCAAGCAAAATTGCAGGTGGCCCGACTTGAGCTTCGCAACATCATCCGCCAAGGCGATTATTCTCCGGTACGAGCTGCGGCCACTGAGGTGCCAGAATGAGCGACACATTCACGAGTAATCTGAAAATCCGCCAACCGCAAACCGACGCCTACAGCAATACGTGGGGCTCGGTGCTGAATTCGGACGCCTTGCAACTGTTCGACACGGCGATCGCTGGATTGTCAGCCATCAGCATCGGGTCCTCGACCGCCTACGCCATGCCGGCGATGAGCCAAGGCTCAGACAGCCCTTCTCGATATTTCTGCATCCAGTTCTCTGGCACGCCCTCGGCGGCCGTCACGGTGACGCTGCCATCGACCGTCACCAGCAAATTCTACCTGGTCGATAACGCCAACACGGGCCAGACGCTCACCTTCACGTATGCCGGTTCAACCCATACCGTGACGGTGGCGGTAGGGGAGAAGCGCCTCATCTGGTGCGATGGGACCAATGTGTGGGACATCGACACGGCCGCCGCCACCACGCTCGGTGGTTTGACCTCGGCCAATTTTGCGCGGCTTGCGCGCACGGCGGCCGAGATCGCCGCCAATACGACTGTGCAGAACGTATACGCAGTCACCACGCCCGGGATTGCGGGCGGTTCAGTCACCAACGTGTATCCCACGGTCACTTTGACGTTGCCGGTAGGGTCCACCATCACGCTTGATCCGACCATGGGCGAGACCCAGCAGGTAACCCTGACGGGCAATTACACCATCGGGGTGCCGGCCAACACGCAGGATGGTTCCGGGTTTACCCTGTATGTCATCCAGGACGGCACGGGTGGCCGCACACTGTCTTGGAATTCCGTGTTTCTGTTCGCTGGCGGGGCGACGCCGACTCTTTCGACCATCGGCGGTGCGATCGACAAATTCACTTTCCGCTACAACGGCAATTTGGCCAAGTGGCTGGTGTCGGCATCGCTCAACATCACCTCGCCTTCCGGTGCCACCTATCCGTTGACTATCTCCCAGAACGTCATGAACTGGAAACTGGCACCGCTGCTTGGCACCTTGGGCGGCCCCATCACGGTAACCGTCACGGTCAATCAAGGCGTGATCGTCGATTCCTTGGACCCCGCGGACCCGGCCATGGACCTGTCTGGCCTGCCGTCCGGCTCGACGGTGAACCTCGTAAATTTGGGCTACATCACGGGAGCGGGCGGGGACGGTGGCTACGGCGCGAACGCCAGCTACCCGGGGAGCGGCGAAACCACCGAGCACGCGACAGCCGGCCTGGCGGGCGGCAACGCCATTGTGGGGCCTGGGTTATCGCGCACGTTCAACGTAACCAATGCCAACGGCCATATATGGGGCGGGGGCGGCGGAGGTGGCGGCAGCGGGGCGTTCTCTGGCAACCCTAGCAATGGAGCGGGGTCCGGTGGAGGCGGCGGAGGTGGCGCTGGAGGCGGCCGTGGAGGGGTCGGGGGCCGCGCGGTCTACATCGGCGGCACGTCGGCGCCGGCCAGCAGCGGCACTCAAGGATCTCGAGGCCCGAATAGGGCCGCAGGAACCGCAGGGACGGGCACCAGCTACGGGGCCGGCCAGATAGGCACTGCGGGGGCGGGGGGCGACTATGGGGCCGCAGGATCGGCCGGAACGAACCCTAGCACGACCACTACCGGGCACTTCGGTGCGTTCGGGGCGGGCGGCGCAGCCGGAAAAGCCATCGAACTGTCTGGGGCTTCGGCGCCCACCGTCGGAGGCGATGTCAAAGGCATCATCTCGTGAGCACCCCGGGGAATCAGGTCACGGGATATGTTTCCAGCACACCACCAAAAAATGCGCGTGCGACTTCCCTCGCCGACCTAGTCTTTCAGCCAGGCATTTCCTCGAATGCGCCCGGCCGCGACATCAAACAGCGTTGGGCGGCCTCGAATCGCGTGCGCTTCCACGAAGGGCTTATGGAGAAGATAGGCGGTTGGATCCAGCAAGCCCTTACCAACGCCCCAAGCAATCAGCCGGGGGGTGCGGGCACGGCCACGTATGTGGGCACGTGCCGCGCGGCGACCGATTGGGCGAGCCTTGATGGGCAGCAATGGATTGCGTTTGCGACCGAATGCAAACTCTACCTCATCAACAATTTCACACTCTACGACATCACGCCGGTTCGCAAAAACTCAAATGTCGTGAACGTGTTCTCGACGACTAGCGGCTCAGCGACAGTCACGGTCTCAGATACCGACCACCGCGCCAATGTCGGCGATCACATGAGCATCATTGGCCCTTCTGCCGTCGGCGGCCTCACTTTGAACGGCGACTACGACATCATCGCGGTCATTGACCCGAACACCTATCAGATCACGGCTGCAAGCAACGCGAGCGCCACCGTGAGTTTGGGCGGCGGCTCCGTCAGTCTGGAGTACGACATCTCCTGTGGTCTGGCGGCCAATGGCCAGCTGCTCGGCTACGGCACGGGCGAGTATGGAGAGGGGACCTACGGTACACCGCGTCAAGTTGGCACCGGCGTGCCCACGAAGCTTCGCACTTGGTCGCTTTGGAATTGGGGCCAGGACTTGATCGCCTCCTACAACGGCGGCGAGATTTATTGGTGGCAATGGACCACCGGTCCCAACAGCCGCGCGGCCTTGATCGCCAACGCACCAACCGACGTGCAGCGCCTACTGGTCGATGCGGATCGGCAATTCGCCATCGCGTTGGGCGCCTCGGACGTCGACGGCGGTGCCGATCCCATGAACGTGCGCTGGTGCTCGGAAGGGGACTTGACCGACTGGCTGCCGACGCTCTTGCCGGTTGCCAATACCGCCGGCGGCCAGCGATTGAACTTTGGGTCTCGCATGGTCACTGCGATTCAGTCCAGGCAACAGAACCTGTTGTGGTCCGACACGCAGATGTACCAGATGCAATTCGTGGGCGGGACCAACATTTTCAGCATCAACGAACTCGGCTCCTGCTACGTGGTAGGTCCGAACGCGGTCATTGATGTGAACGGCGTCGTCTACATGATGTGCGTGGATAATTTCTTTATCTACGACGGCACGCTGCGGGTGCTTGAGTGTGACATGTGGGAGACGGTCTTTGGTTCGACCGGTGTGGGCTTCGACCGCACGCAATCGGACATGGTTTACTGCTCTGCCTATAAGGCGAAGTCGGAAGTCATGTGGCTGTACCCGGCCAACGATGGCTACGACACCATGCAGTACGTGGTCTACAACTACGATCTTCAGTGCTGGTACGGCGGCACGATGCCGCGCACCTGTTATCACGACACCTCAGCGGCTCTTGAGGGCTATTTGGAACATCCCTATGGGTTCAACGGCGGTTATCTTTACTTGCACGAGATCGGCTACGATGAAAACGAGGGCGCCACCACCAACCCGATGTATTTCTTCGCGCGCAGCTGGGACATCAGCGCGCAGTCTGACAAGCCCTACCTGATCAATAGCCTCATTCCTGAATTTCAGCGCCTGCGCAACGGTATCCAGTTCAGCTATCTGTGGAAGGAGCATCCGACAGATGCCTATACGCAGGTGGGGCCGTTCATCCTCACGCCCGACACCGCCAAGGTGGATGAGCGCTGTTCCGGAACGCAGATCGCGATTCTGCTCGAAGCGCCGAGCGCGCTCGTGTCAACGAACGTGATCATGCTTGCGGGGACGCAAGCCATTTACGGAGGCACCGCCACCGGATATATCGCGAACGGCTATCCGAATGGCGGTGCGGCGATGGGCTCTCTCAGCGGTGCGGTCACGATCAGTGGCTATGCCATTGGCGCCTTGTTCGACTCCAATACGTCGGGGTTCGATCACATCATGCTGGCGCTGTTGGGCGCGCCCAACACGACGACCTTCACCCTGGGGTTCACCGATCACAGCGGCATCGTGCAAAGCTTGAGTTCCGTGGGGGCTTTTCAATCGACTGCGAACGGCTATGGCATTTGGGAGTGGACGTTGCCGCCGTCACCTCCTGACACGCCATTTGTGAGCGGCGAAACCTACACTATCTCGACCGGCGGGGCGGTCAGCGAGATCGTGCTGGGATGCGATTTTCGCCTGGGTGTGTGGCAATCCATGGCAACACCGCACGGCAAGCGCTTGGCTGGTGCCTCACGCGGTTCGCCGATCAACACCAATAACCCATGAGTTCATCTTCTCTCACCACGGTTAACACCACCGACATCCAGTTCGATGGCAATACCGTCAATCAGCAAAAGCTGCGCCGCCTGGTACATGATCTGCAGCAAGTCGAGAGCGCGCTAAATCTGCTGGTGCAACAGGTCCAGTCGCTCACCACAACGGTGGAGACACCGGCTGGCACTGAGGTGCTTGCCACGACCACTGGCCTTGGGCCGTCCCTCACGGTGTCGGGACTCACGGCCAGCATGGTGCTGACCGCCGTAAGCGCCACCCAAGCAGCGTTTCGCAAACTCGCGCTCACCGATTTGGCCGACGTGCTTCTCACCAATCCGACCAACGGGGATTTGCTCACCTTTGTCGATGGCGAGTTCGTCAATTTGCCGCTGAGCGTCACGCCGACCATGACCAATGCCCTCAATCTAGGAACCGGCTTGCCACTGTATGCTGGGGTGAGCAGCGGCAAACTCGCCTTCCGTTCGGTCGTGCAAGGCAGCGGCATTACTTTGTCTGAGGACTCCATGACTTTGACGATTTCGGCCAATATCACGAGCACCAATGTGGCGCAGACGGATGCCATGTCATTTTTCTTGGGCGGCTGCTGATGGCTTCCCCCACCTATGCCATCTTGGGGCAAGTCACGCCAGCCGCCGCGACCCTCACGGCGATCTATACGGTGCCGATCGGGCGTAAGGCGACCTGTCGCGTCATCTGCGCGAATGGCGCAAGTCCTGCGCTTTTTCGCGTCTCGGTAGGCGTCGGCGGCGCGGCCGACAGTTTCCCGTTGCAGTACGTCGCGATCGATGAGCCAATCAATGCGGGGCAAAGTTTGGCGTCCGTGCCGCTTGCGGTCAATTCAGGCGATGTTATCCGAGTTCAATCGAACACCGGCCAGGCGGCGTTCACGGTGTCCGGCATAGAACAGGACGTCTGATGGTCCAACTGGTTTCGCAAAACGTCGTCAATGTCGCGAGCGCTGCATCGATCTCAAGCGGCGCCATTGCCGTGCAGGCGGGCGACCTCATCACGATGGCGTGGCGCCGCGGCGATGCGGGCGGCACGGAAAATGGCCAGACCGACACCGACAGCAACCCGTGGACGCAGATCAATGTCATCGACAACCCGGCGACTGGCGCGGTCACGGGGGCTGCCTATGCATTCGCCAGCGTGACGGATGCGAGCCTCGTGTGCACCCTAAATCTGACTGCCAATAGCCCTGGCGGTTTGTTCCTCAACACAAGTGTGTGGCGCGCGACGGTTGGCTATATTTTGCACTTGGACCAATTCAGCAATGGCTACGGCACGAACGCCACCCCTTCTGCGGGATTGTTGACGCCCAACGGCCCAGGATTTGCGTACAGCGCTTTCGGCACCAACGCGAGCGCTGGCGTAACGACGCCAGGGACCGGATGGACCGCGCTTTCTAACAATGGCAATCAGCTGTACGACGAATATCGACTCACCGTCGGGGCAAGTCCGATCACCGGCAATATGAGCTTCACCAACAGTCCTGTGTGGTCTGGGATCGTGTTCGATTTCATCGAAGCTTTGAAAATGATTCCTGAAAACCCGAGTTGCGTGTACGTGCTTCCCTAATGGCCACCTACATCACCACCGTGAGCGGCACCAATGATGCGTTAGGCTCGACGCTTTCGGCCAGCACCACCTTGAACGTCGTGGCCGGCGATCTGTTGGTGGCGCTTGGCAAGAACGAAGACTTCGACGGCGGCGATTCGATGACCGACAACGATGCCGGTGGCTCCAATACCTACACGCTAATGACGGCGCAGGCCGGCAGCAGCCCGTACAGCCACGTGTGGGCAGCGATAGCCAAAGCGAGCAACGCTGCTCTCACCGTGACTTTCAACACCCCTACGACGGGCACCGACTACCGTCGCATGCTGGTCGGGCAGGCGAGACCAGCGAGTGGCTATACGTTTTCGCTTGATCAGAAAACCTCGGCACGCGGTAATGGGACCGCACCAGCATCTGGGTCGATTACACCGACCTCTGCTTCTGGAATCGCGTTCGCAAATTTCGGTTGCGATGCCAGCTTGCTGGGTTTCGTACTGGGGTCTGGTTGGACCAACGGCGCCAACATCGCGGGCGATACGCAGTCCGAATACCGCCTGATCACCAGCACCGCGGCGATCAACGGCAACTGTAGCTGCAACAACGCTCTCAATTGGGGCGCGCATGTAGTGAATTTCATCGAAGTATCGGCGGCCATCGTCGGGCCGCCCATGACCGGCCGTTCCATTTTCATCATGCCCTAGAGGACACCATGACTTTCATCATCGGCACCCCGCACACCCACAACGCTGGCTACTACCGCAACGATGACCGGCCCGGAGGCGGAAAATTGGCAGAGGCTGACATCCAAACCTGCCCGCATTGCCAGACCGTCATCAAGATGAACGAGTGGAAAGAGGCTGGCGGCTGGTGCGCCAAATGCGAAGCCCCTCTTTGTAGCAATCCGATCTGCATGGCCGAGACCGCCAAATTGGGTTGCGTCCCCTTCACCAAGAAACTGGAGCAGCAATTTGACATAATGAGTAAACTGCAACAGCATCTTAAGGCGACGGAGCCAGCGCCGGCCGGCCCGCCACCTAAACTCATCACCGGCTAGCAAGGAGTTACGTCATGGCTCAATTTTCTGCGGGGAATGCGAACTTCACGCCGGTTGCCAATGCGACGCAGGCCAACAATTTTGCGCTCACGGTTCTGACCGCCGGCCAGCTAGCGCGCGTCAAAATGATCAACTGGGGCGGTTCGGGTACTTCGCTCGTCGGCTACGTCACCCGCTGGGGTCGCGTCAACAACACGCCCGCCACACCGGCCGCGTTGACCATCTCGCAGACCAATCCGGGTACCACGGCGACCGCCTCATGCAACACCTACACCACTCCCCCCACACTGGCCGCGCAGCCGGCCGGTCTATTCCAGCAGAACTGGAACGTGCAAGGCGGTGGCGGCGTGGTCGTGCTGCCGATCGGCGGCGAATGGCAGATTGTCGGCGGCGCACTCGGCACCGCGTACAACCAGATCGCCTGCGGCAACATCACCGGCTCGGACGCGAACTTGAGCGTCTATGGGATCACCTGGGAAGAATAGCCTCAAGTAGTTGAACTACAAGGACTATTGTGAGCCGTCAATACTTCGAGGACGCCCCCTACTGCGATCCGCCGCTCGCCAATCAGACGGCCGTCACGGCGACCACTGAAACCGGCCTTTGGAACGTCTCGCAGTTCACTCCGGTCCCCGCGTATGACGGCCGCGCGGGGAAAATCTATCGGCTGACGGCGGCGGGTATTTTCTCGACTGGCGCGTCCGGTACCCTGACCATTACCCCGCGCTGGGGCACCACCACCGGCGGCACGACGTTCGGTGCTTCCAGTGCGCAGACCGTGGTCGCGAGCCTCACGAACGAGGGTTGGTACATGACCGGGATTCTCACGATCCGCAGCAACGGCGCGCCTGGCGCCAACTCGACGGCGATCTTCAATGGTCAGTTCCAAGCGGGCGGCGCGGCGGCCACCGCCGGCAGCAACGTTTCGGTCCTGTTTGGCGGCACGCAGGCGAGCATCGACTTATCGGCCGCTGCCGGCCTGTTCATTGGCTGGACTCTCTCGGTCGCTGGATCCTGCACCCCGCAGCAGATATTGTGGCAATCCTGTAACTGAAAGGTCATAGGCCATGCCGCCTATCAGCGTAGGCCATGGTCCAGGTCCGGTACATGTCGCCGGGCTCTATGCGCAATTACCGCCGCAGCTGCCGACCGGCAACGTTCCGCCACAGGTCACCAATGCGGCCGCTCCGCAGCTAGCTGATTACGGTAGTCCGGCGTTTGGCTTCGCTGCGGTCTTTGCGACCGCGCTCCTCTCGAGCTCCGCGCCGCTAGCGCCAGAACAGAGCTACGGGCTACATGCTGCCCACACCCAAGAGTATGCGGTCACTCGGGCGGTATTCCCGGCCGTCGTCACGCCGCCGCCCGCAAGCGCCGCCCCGCAGGTTTTCATCTCGATTCCGCCGCAGGGGGATCCGAGTCAAATCGCTGCGGTCATCGTTGCGCCGCAGCCGAACCCGCAACAGCCACTGATCCAATCAAGCACGGGGACGCCCCAGTCGGTCGATTTGACGCTGCAGGGGTTCGTCACCGCGCCGCTGCCAGCCGCGCCGAAATTCCTGATATCGCCCATTAGTGCGGCCCCGCAAGGGGTCGATCTCACGATTCAGGGCTTTGTGCTTGGCGCAGCACCGCAGCCACAAGGTCAGGTGCCAGCGCCACTCAACGCGCGGCTTCAACAAGTCGATCTCACGCTGCAATCGACTATCAGTGGGCCGCAACTAAGCCCTCAAGCCAAGGTGCCCGCGCTCGTCAGCGCTCCACCGCAGACCGATCCGAGTCAGCCAGCGGCCCTTATTACGCCGCCAGCAAAGCCGGCGCCCAGTCCCCTGACCGCTTTCCTGTCGGCCGCCCCCCAAGTTGTTGACCTGACTCTCCAAGCGGCCGTTTTTGCGCCGCCGCCGCTCGCCGTGCGGCCGGTCATCGGGCAGATCGCCGCTGCCCCGCAAAGCATTGATCTTACGATCCAAGGATTCATCACCGGGGCCGCGCCGCAGCGTCAAGGACGCGCGCCGCCGCAGATCAGCGTCGCCCCGCAACCGGTTGACCTGACCCAGCAGGCCTCGTTAGCCAGGCCACCACCGACGCAGCCGACAGTGGCGCCATCGCCAATCGGCCAATGGACCGCAGCCCCGCAGAACGATCCCAGTCAGCCACCGCCGGTCATCACGGGTCCAGCGCTCGCTTCCTCAATTGCCTCGCAGGCTGGTCGGTATCGCCATGGCACCCATGCCCAAGCTACCTACGAATACGCCATCACGCGGGCGATTTACACAATCCTCACGACGCCACAAGGGCGCGTCCCGCCGCTTGTAGCGGCGCCCCCGCAAGCGGACCCGACCCAGCCGGCGGCATTGTTCGTCAAGTCGGCGAGTTCGCTGCCGGCCGTCATACGCCCCGTGTCGGGGGCGCCGCAGTCGGACCCAACCCAAGCGGCGGCCAGCATATTTGCCCCCGCTCCCGCGGCCCAACGGCCGTTGCTCGGGCCGATCGCAGCCAGCCCGCAAAGCGTCGATCTGACGATTCAGGGATGGATCAAAGGACCCACCCCGACATTACCGCTCGTCGTCGTCACGCAGCTATCGGGTGCGCCCCAAACCGATCCCACGCAGCCGCAGGGGGTCCTCAGCGCCCCGCTGGCCGCGCCCCAAGGGAAAGTTCCGCCCCCGGTGCTCGGACGGCCCCAGGACGATCCTACGCAGATTCAGGCCCAACTCTGGCCGTCGCTGCGCACACCGCCGGTCATCCCGAACCCGATCACGGCCTTCTTTGTCACGACGCCGCAATTTGAGGAACGCCCGACCGCCATCATCTGGCCGTCGGTGCGTGTCGGACAGCGGCCGCCGGTCATCTCTCAGGTCAGCGCCGCGCCGCAAGTCGATCTCACGCTGCAAGGGTGGGTAGTTGGCCCCCAACGGGCCGCACCACAACCCCTGATCACCCCGTTGGCGGGCGGCCCGCAGCTGGCGGACCTCACCCAGCAGGGCGCGGTGTGGATGTCGCCGGCCCGACAAGGGGCCGTGCCGCCGCTGGTGTTGATCGGCCCGCAGACAGACCCGAGCCAGCCTGCGCCGGTTTTCACACCCTCAACCAGGTCACCTCCGGTCACGTCCGGCAAATTGGGCGTTTTTGTCGTCACGCTGCCGCAGTTCGAGGAACGGGTAACCGACCAGGTATTCCCCTCGCAACGCGCCGGACGCCTGCCGCCAGTCATTGCCCAATTATCGGGTGGGCCGCAACAGGTCGATTTGACATTGCAAGGCTTCATCACGAAGCCGTTGCCAGCCCCACCGGTCGCCGGCAAGATGATATTCCAGTGGGGCGCTGGCATGCCGCAGCAGTCCACCGAATTGAACGCGAGCGTGTTGTGGACCACCTGCACCTTCACGCCACCCAGCGCACCGCCTTCGACCTGTATGTGGGGCTCGACCTGGAAGCCCACCTTCACGTAAATGGACGTCCCGACATCGATGTAACATAATCTGGCAAACAGGAACGGAGCGTATGGGCAAACCGCAGCGCAAGATGGACTCATTGACCCCCGTCGATGCGCTTCTGAAGTCGAAGCGGTTGACTGTATCGGTCAACGAACTCGAACGCCAACTCTTGAGTCAGCCACAAGGCCCGTGTGGAGTGCGGCACAGCTTTGCCCCTGGCTTGTATGTGCGAGAGGTCACGATGCCGGCGACGCAAGTCGTCATCGGCCATTCCCACAAGACCGCGCACCTGAACGTCATGTTGCAAGGACGCCTGATGATGGTGCAGCCGGATGGGTCGTATGTCGA